TTTTCATAGTATTGATTAGCAGTTTCTGGTCTCCCTGTGTATTCTGCTACAATTCTATTTGTAAGCTTATTTAAAATAATAGTTGATCCTAATGAAGATGTAGTAGAATCGTCATGATCATAAGGATCTGTACCTGCAAGATACATGCCGTAGGGGATGTTTCCCTCTGAATCTTCGTAAGGCATTTCGTATATCACTACACACCCTGCTAAATCATCACTACCTCTTAAAGGAAAATCTACAATAGGAGATAACTTAGCATTTGGTTTCCATTTTATTTTATTACTAGTGGAATCTACATAAAGATCTCCTACATAATCGTGGTTCCTTTCTTTATTAGTGGCTTCTAGCTCTGCTAATCTTGTAAGTAAATCTGCTACAGGGAATAAGTTACCTGTACGTGTAAGGAATACTTCAGAGGGAACAAGTGGTCTATTCTGAAGTTCTGCATCTAAAGCACTTCTAGAATTTTTACTTTTCTTTAATTTCTCTCTAAACTCATCTAAATATTCTTTAGCAGGAGCTTCATTTGTATTCCCATTTTTATCTTTAAACTGATTCAGTCCTCTATACGCGGGTACAAAATAAGAGATTTTTCCTTTATCTTCCCACTCATCATTAAACGAGATCATATCATAAACGTCAGGATTGTAGAACATATCTCTAGCATCTACAGTACCTCCGCCTTCCATATCACCCCCTGTACCTAAGTACATACAGCTTCCAAATTTATAAGCCCCGTTTTTCATACATTCTACAGAGGCTTCATGAGATGCTTTAAGATTATTAAACATACCAATCTCCTCCATCACCATTACAGCGGGACGAGTACCATTGGCAGCAAAAGGATTGTCTTTAAATGTACGATGCTTAATCTTAGATTTACTACCCATAACTTTCCAGGTACCGCCAAGTTTCTTTTTATACTCTGCAATAACTTCTTTACCAGAGTACCAACTGCCCCCGTATTGTTTAGAGAAAGGTGAAGGAAAAAATTTATTCCCAATCTCAATTCCTCCAGGTAAATTATCCAATCCAAATTGTGTCTTTTTTAATATATCTCCTGAATACTTAGCATCCCCTGCTCCTGCTACAATTTCTGTAGATGGTGGATTACCTATATATTCTGGGTCATATGTTTTCATACCGTCAAACACAAACTCGTGCCCAATTACACCTCCTGCAACAGAATAAGATTTACCGAATCCACGACTCCCCATCATCATAAAGTTTTTAGCTTCATTCTCCCATAGAGGATGTCCTAAATTCTTTTTATGTGTCCTACGCATGTATTCTGCAGCAGGCACATAATTATCTTTTCCTATAAACTCTCTATCACAAGTAAATTCTTTATCCTCTGAAAATCCTGAGAATCCTCTGGCTTCACACCAGTTGTAAAAGAATTCCCACTCAAGATCTCTAAGAAAAGGTTTACCTGGAGTTTTAGTTTTAGAGTGTGCAGTTTTATTTAAAAGGATGGTCCAATAGTTTACATAAAAATAAAGGTTGCCTGGCATCCAAACACCACCAACCCAATATCCTTCAATACATCGCTTTTTCTCTTCCCGCCAAAACAATAAGTATTCTTCACTGGCAGGATGAAATTGAGGTATCTCTTTAAGTAAAAAAGCATCCTTATTAATGATCATATCAATCCTTTTTCTGAGGCTGATTCTTCGGCCCCGCCTTTTGTGGCTCCCTCGTTAGTTTCTTTATCCACTAATTTAAGAAGACGTTCATAGTCCTCAAACAATTTAACGTTTGTTTTAAGCAGGCCTTCGATAGTGTCTGCATTCTCCTCATATGTAAGAATATCAAGATAGAGAGTTTTCTCATCCATCTTTTTATTCCACACCATAAGCTGACGTTTGGCAGGAGTAACTAGTGAGCGTTCATAAAATATGATCGCTTCTTTATATTCACTCCAATCAAAATCTTTGTTTTTAAGGAAATCTCCACTGATCATATCTCTTCTCGTGATATACGAGATATTTGAGAATTTAGAATCGGGGTCCACTAAAAGCGCAATAGCCCACATTATCTGTGAGCTCTTGCTTTTCCCTTTACTCTTATCTGCTTTATAGATAGAAGCAAAAGGGAGGGGGACTTTTAATTGTGGATGTATTTTCCAAAAATTTACATCAGTATCAAAGTTTTCTAATATCATTTTACAACACCTAATACATCAAACATGTTCATCTGAAAGTACTCAATCTCATCCACCATTACCATAAAGCCTTGGCCCTTTGGTATAATAGTGTCTCCGACTTTCACTGTTTTGACATCCTGACTAACTGCTACAACTTTAGCATGCCCGTCTCTTTTATCTGCCTCTTCTTTTAGCATTCTCTCAGATTTAATAATCCCTGATGCTGTTTCTTTTTCTACGTTAGGCATCTCCACTACAATGTGGTTTCCTAAAGGCTCGTAATTAATTGCGTTCTTCATTCTATTCCTAATTTAAGATTTGTATCCTTAGTTTTTATAATTTCTGAGGTATAGTGCTCACTGCTTTCATCTCCTTGAGACAACTCATAAGTTATTACATAATCTGACATAGAACTTCCTAAAATACTAATCTTTGTCACTATTCTGGGAAGTTGCTCGCTATCAGTTTTTAAATAAACAATTGTTCCAAGTTTAAACTGAACATTCATTCTACCACTTTTTAAGTGGGCAATGCGATTGCATAGATCTTGTTTTAGCTATCAGCGGACACCCGCATTTTTTACATCTACTTTTAACATTGAACTCACAGCCTGCACAAATACTTGCTCTAGCTTCTGCTATCTTTTCTACATGTTCATTTGGAAATGCTACATTCTTCCATCCTTCTAGGATTTCAGACATCTTCGCTTTCACTCCCTTTTTCTCTTCTTCCATTTTTGTAGTATTTAAATCTATTCTTTTTCACTGTAAACATACCTAAATGCTTCAATCGAGTAGACTCAAAATCTCCTTCTTCTATGACTTTCTTTAGAAGCCCGAATTGAGATTTAATTATAAGTTCTGTTTTGAACTCACTTAAATTATACTTCTTAGCTAACTTCTTTACTAGTTTGTCCACTCTATTTTGTATGTTATTTCTATCCCTGTATCTGTAATTCCATTTAAGATATTAGGATTCAACCTCTTATTAATAATCATCTTCTTCTTTCTAAGCATTGTAATGTGATTATTAAATGATGCTTCGGACATATCTATAGACCTTCTCACCATCTTCCTAACAGGAGTGGAGAATAAAAGTTTATCTATATTTTCATTACTCTTATTCTTATACCATATAGATAAAAAGCTAGAGAGCACCTCAATTTCTTTATCCTTAAGTTTTAGTATAGGATTAAGAATCTGTAGATACGCTTTAAAAGACTGTGCTATATTAGCTTTTAAGGGTATTATCATTTTACTCAAGTAAGTTTATAATTGTCCATGAGACAAATATAATAAAATTAATTATAATTTAACATATTAACTATTTCTTTTTTATAATCTGCGCATTCTATAAGTTTATAAGAATCATTCTTCTCATTAAACCATACTATAAAACACTTCTTAATATCGAGCTTTGTTTCAAGCTCTATAATGTACTTGTAAAGGGAAAGTTGTAGTGAGTAGGTTGTAAACTCACATTCAGGTAGGTGGGATATAGGCTCAAGCATATTGTTCTTGAACTTACTTTTGTAACTCATTTTTTTGTTTGTCTTCCAATCAAATATAACCAGAGACTCAAGAGTTTTTGAATAGTATAACTGGTCAACCATACCGCATATCCCAAGCTGGCTAGAACCAACGCACAGCTCAGAGCTAACAGGTATAAGGTTTTCTTTGGAATCTTCATAGAATTTTAAAAAATGGGATTCAATCTTATCATACGCCTTCATATCTATATCGAAGTCATATATTATATTAGGGAGAACTTTATTATTAATGTAATTTTCAGCGAATGCGTGAAACTTACTTCCTTTATTGCATGCGCGCAGACTAATCGAATCCCACTTATCTAAAATCTCTTGTAATTCTTTATTCTCTTTCTGTGCGGTTCTCGATGCCCAAAAGTCTCTTTCAAAAGGTTTTTTAAATTTTCCTATAAACGTGGTCACTGATGTTGCAGGTTCTCCATCTATAGTGTACGTATGTCCATCTTCTGTGAATACTACGTTATTAAATTTGTTTAGTTCCTCGAATATCATTTTAAATGTTTAGTTTAATCTCTGCAGAATCTATCCAATCTTGGAAATATATATCTCTAACGTCAGGATCCACAATTCTCGCAATCAGGGTTATCAATAGAGCAAGCTTGTGGCTGTTCTTTATCTTCTAGGTCCACTATCCA